CCTGCCACCGACGTTTTCTCTACTAATGACGTTGCCTTTGAGCAGTTGCGGTACTTACTGCAAAGCAGCCTGAAAGAGCTACTGGAGCTACACCCGTGGCAGATCCTCACACGTTCGTTCTCTTACACCACCGTTCAGGGGGAGACAGGCAAAATACCACTCCCCGTGGACTTTGCTTACATGATCCCGCAAACAGGGTGGGAGCAGAACAATAACGTGCCGCTTGTCGGGCCTCTCAGCCCGCAGGATTGGACGTATTTACAGGGCCGTGACTTAGTAGGCTCAACTATCTACGCTTCGTTCCGTTTAAACGAAAACCAGCTATGGATATTTCCTCAGAACCCGGCACCTGCGGACCTGAAAATAACTTTTGAATACATTTCGTTAAACCTGATACAAAGGTCGGGCATTTCGCCGGTAGAGTACACTGATCAAGTAGAAGCGCCCGCTGACATACCGCTGTTCCCGCCGCACCTGATACAAAGGCTGCTAAAGGCTAAGTTCTTAGAGGCTAAAGGATTTGATTCTCAGAAGGCGCAAGACGCTTTCTGGCAGTCGTTTAACTCTTGGGTAGGGCGAGACAACTCAGCGCCCATACTTAACGCCGGGCGAGCATGGAGGGGGTATAACTACCTTAACGGCTTCTACAACACGCCTGATTCTCGGTTTGGGATGTAAGCTATGCCGATACCAAATCTAAGACGCGGGAGTAAGCAAAACTCTACGGCTGCTACAGTCCCGGCGTCTATGGAAGGTATAAACGCGGTCACTTCACTGGCGATGCAAAGCCCCGCTGAGTGCGTATACACCTACAACTTAATATCCCAAGACCTAGGCATGGTGTCGCGGGAAGGTTTTGTTGAGTGGGCTAACGGCTGGACGGGTGACCCAGCACAAACGCTTATCCCGTTCGAAGGCCATCAAGACGCCCACGACAGACTGTTTGCAGCCAATAACTTAGGTATCTGGGATTGCACCGCAGCGGATACGACAGCCCCCACGCAGGTAGTGACTTGGCCTAACCCGCTAGGGAACGCAGGCTATTGCAACTTTGAGATGTTCTCAAACGACGGCAATGACATGTTCATCCTGCTATGCGACAAGGAAAACGGCTACTACGTTTATACGCAGACAACCGACAGTTGGGCAAAAGTTACAGAGGGTACAGGCGCGGGGCAAGTCTCAAATATAGACCCTAATAAGTTCGATTTTGTCTTCATATGGAAAAATCGTGTCTGGTTTGTCGAAGAAAACTCAGCTAACGGCTGGTATCTAGACGTAGCCACGCTATTCGGAGCCGCCACGCAGTTCAATTTTGGTTCTCAGTTCAGAAAAGGGGGGTCGTTAAGGTCTTTCTATAACTGGTCCCTCGATGGCGGGCTAGGGCTAGATGACCTCTTAGTCGCGGTATCTGGCGGCGGCGATGTGGTCGTCTATAAGGGTACTGACCCGGATGTAGCTTCTGGGTTCTCGCTGATAGGAACTTGGTTCATAGGCGCGGTGCCTCTCGGTAATCGCTTTGGGGTAGAGTTTGGCGGCGAGGTGTATATCCTTTCTGTTTACGGCCTGCTGCCCATCTCTCAGCTACTGAACGGCTCGAGCATAAACGACCCAAACACTTACCTTACGGCCAAGATAAGCCCGTTTATACGCGAGGTCATGGCGGAATTCCGGCAAGTGCTAGGCTGGCAAGTGGTTGTACACGCGGAAGGCGCTCAATTACACATAGAAACTCCCCAAGACACGCTTAGGGGCAACGTGGCTTTTGTGCAATACTTCGGCAACCAAGCGTGGTCTATGATCCGGGGGCTAGACAAGTTCCACACGATTAACTGGCGGGGAGAAACTTTTTGGGCGCTTGGCGGCAGGAATAGTGTAGCGGTGAAGAGAGGCAACCTTGATAACGTCTGGATAACACCCTCTGTCGATGGCAACCCAGCGCCTATAGAGTGGTCTTTGCTGACGGCTTACCAGAACTTCGGTGAGCCAGCGAGGTATAAACGGTGCCAATACATAAGGCCTCAGTTTATCGCAGAAGATATCCCGGCTTATAGCGTACTGGCGCGGTATGATTTCGACATAACAGAAGCCTACATCACGCCGACGTCCATCCCGTCGCTAAGCGCTCGTTGGAGCGTTGCTACATGGGACAGTTCAGTCTGGGCCGGCAGCTTAGAGCGAGTAGACAGCGCTAGAGGCGCAAGAGGCATAGGCAGGCATGTAGCAATCGCTATGCGGGGCTCTTCAAGTGCGCGTACTATACTAGTCGCTTTCGATGTCATTGCAGACGGGGGAGGCTGGATGTGATATTTGTCCCTACGGAGGCCCACCACGTTAAGTACATGCCGAAGGACGCTGTCCCGAGGTACTGTGAGGACACCCGAGGGATAACAGCGCTGGACTCTGAGAAAGGCCCAGTAGGTATTTGTTTGATGGACTCATGGACGGACAACAGCGTTCAGATACACATATGGATAGCTAACCCGCTAATTCTAAAGCACGGTTTTGCAGAAGAAGTTTTTGGGTTTATATTTGGGTCAGGTCGGAACGTAGTGATAGGAAGCACGCCGTCCGACAACCCGAAAGCGTTAAAGTTTATTAAGCACATGGGGCTAAAAGAAGTTGCTAGGCTCCCAGACGTATACGGTGACGGCGTGGACGCCGTCTTAACAGTTATGAAAAAAGACGATTGTAGGTGGATTGAACATGGGCAGCAAAAAATCAGACGCGCCTGATTATACAGGGGCCGCGCAAGCAACGGCAGCGGGCAACAAAGAAGCTGTCATGTATCAAACGGCGGCTAACCGGGCTAACCAGATAACGCCTTGGGGTAACCAGACGTGGCACGGCATGCCGGGGGAGGCGGGATACGGGCAAGAAACTACGCTCTCCCCCAACCAGCAGGCTATCTTTGATAACCAAGAGCAGATCCAAGATCAGCGGCAGCAGGCTGCGCTTGGGTTAGGCGACAGGATGCGTCAAGAGATGCAGCGCCCAGAAGACTTTTACAACAACCTGCCTGATGTTGCAGGGACGCCAGACGTGCCCACTTATGGAGAAGGGCTGACAGGATTCGGGCAAGGCGGGCAGCAGATGCAAGTGCAGGACATGCAAAGCTCGCAGTACGACCCTCGGTTCGCGCAGCAGGCGTATGACCGGCAGTTATCGCTCATACAGCCTACTCACGCAGACCAGCAGGAACGGCAAGAAGTAGCGCTTAGGAATCAGGGCCTAACACCGGGCACCCAAGCCTACGACACAGCGCTTGGCAACTTAAGAATGCAGCAGGGCGAAGAACTGAATGCGTTAAGCGCTGATGCCGTCGATAGAGGCCGCTCAGAGCAGCAGGCAGAGTTTTCTCGAGGTATGCAGGCCGGCGGGCAGCGGTTCGGTCAAGAGCAAGCAAGGTTTGGCGCTCAAATGCAGCAGGGCAGCATGGATGATAGACAACGACAGCAGCAAGTAGCAGAGCAGATGCAGTTCGGGGGGCAGGCTTTCACGCAGCAGATGCAGCAGCAGGACCAACAGAACGCCTTACGTCAAAGAGCCATTGCAGAGCAACAGGGTAGAGAAGTCAGCGCCCTTAACTTGCAGAACGCTTCGACTAGCGGCCAGCAGGTGGGCATGCCACAAATGCCAGCCTACAACACTGCGGATCGCTGGCAGGGTGCGGACTACCTTGGCGCGGCTAACATGCAGGGGCAGTTCGATAACCAGCAGTATGCTACTTCGATGGGGCCGGTTAACGCTGCAATAGGTGCAGGAGGCAGTTTCTTACAAGGGGGGTTTGGGGGCAGCGCTGTACCCGCACCGGGCTACCCAAACTAGGTAAATAGGATTTTACAATGGCTAAAAGTTATTACGAGTTAAAAGAAGAGGAAGAGCGCCTAGCCCTTATGGGCGGGGGCTATTCGCCGGAAAAAGAAGCACCTATTCCCAGTAGTCTGCCTAGTTCTGTAGAAGCCTCTCGGCAGGCTTCTGGGAGTCGTTTAAACGTATTAGCCGAAAGTTTAGCCGCTGCTAAGCGGTACTCCGG